GTAAAACCTATGTAATCAAAGACACGTTTCAATCGTGGTACAATCTTGGAAGGAGCGATAATATCATCGCCAAAAACGGAGATAGTTCCTTGGACTCGGCTGTACTTGCAGACAATGCGAGTTAACGCATAGAATAACAAGGATTCAACTTCGAACGTGAAACCATTTCCCATAGATGAAAACATCTCTAGGTCATGGGTCTTACCATTTATCATGGTTTGCTTCACACGGAGACTATCCAGCAGAAAGTAGTACTCTTTAGGGATCGATTTCATTACGATCTGTTGAGAGATACTATCACTGGCACTACTAAGGTCAATGGTCGCAAGACCTCGTTGAACAGCAACCTTTGCTAGCTCTTGATTTCTGGTTTGATCATTAAGATTAATACCAAATTTCTTAAGCCGGCGTCGGATAAACTGGCCAACGGACCGTTGTAGTAGCATATTGATCTCAGGCTCTTTACAAGCCACCCGATCAATATCTGACTTCTTTGGAACGGTGAACAACGTACTGGCATGCTGAATACTTAGCTGTTGATTACTTAGACGCGTATTACACGCGTATCCGTACCAATAGTTCAAAGCATCCGGCGTGACATGCGCTGCACCGGCGAGTTTGGATAAAGCGGAGATTTCACTTCGCTTTACCCTTGTACTGGCTCCGTTAGTATGACTAACATCTGTGAAGATGTTCGAAATATCAAACGGTCCCAGGATACGAGCAATTAAGGTTCGCATCTCAGAGAAAAGTTCCTCCGAGGTGATCCAACCAAAATCCGTTTCTAAGGAGTAGAGACGGATGTTAGTTTGCTCGTTCTTCAACTCCATCTTCAACCACTTCGTGATTGCAGACTGGCGTCGCGTGGCGGGGGGACAGATCTTTGGGTCCAAATACTGGGAGAATATTTCATCTCTTAGATATCTGGACTTAAAATCATCCGTGGGGAGCGCTTCTAAAAGCTCCTTCCGGAATTCCTTGCCGACACGGCCCGGTAATTTAGTGCGTAGAGCTTTGCTCTTACGCCTAGATTTAGCACTCATTGTAGCATCCTTATGGATTGTTACGCGAGACCATTATTGGTAACACGGAGGCATCAGGTTCCTATGAGTCTGATGCAAGTGGTGGTAAAATTTCTTGAGTTACCTGTGGGACCGAAAGTGGCCCTATAAGTAAGTCGTCCACGATGAAGGAATTCAACGCGGCGTCTACTGAGACGTATCCCAGTACGACGGAAATTGTTAATACCACGGCCTTAATGGCCAATCTGGGTCGACGTAGGAGAGCCCACCTTATCGGACGAAATTCTTCCGCATCAATCTCTTCTTGAGATTTCAGCGACAGAAATTCCGTTCTTCGGGTCTGGCTATCCTTTCGGAGCGTCATCTTAATAGACGCCCTGATTGTCAACCGCAATTGCCGAAAACTGACCGGCTGCATCAGCGATAATATTGGAGGCAATGCCTACAAGGTTATCACGTTCTTGCTGAGTAGAGTTAATATCAAAACTCAAATTAATCTCAGCATAAGCAACACGGTCTACCTTCGGTAGATCCACTCCGTTAATAGTCTCAGTGACTACGACCGGATCTTTCAACACCATACGCACCTTTCGTTTGGTTGCGGATGTAGTTGACGAGATGGTGAGAACTTTCTCACCAATCAAAGTTCCTGCGGCATCGGGTTCCACGTAAGTGGCGATACCAGAGGGAATTCCCTTAGGCGCAAATGAATGCGAAACAGGGACGGTCTCACGGTCTAATGCCGTGATGGTAGTAATTTGGGGCATAAGTGCTCCAGTTAATCAACTTTCCAAAGGTTGAGGAAATATTACCGTTTCGAGGTCATCACTTTTGCAAGCGCTAACATCGAGACGACTTTATCTCGATTAATTTGCATATCCCAGGATGGGACAGGCTTAGGAAAACCTACGTAAAGAATCCTCAAAGAGGACTTAATACGTCGGGTAACTCTGAACTGTTTACCACTCCAATTTGAACCCGTATACGCTGGCCTGAAATTTATATCAAGGTCAGTATTTGCATACGTAGTTCGGTAACCACTATGAAACTTTAATCCAACACCGTTGGAAAGAGAATCTAGGAAATTACCTATGGGGATAAACCAATCAAACACAAATGACAAGGGAAGAAGTTCCCAGGCTAAAGCAGCGGGGTTAAGTAAACCCAGCCGGTTTAGATTGTAAGCTGAAGGGTTCCGAACGCCAAAGGCGATCGAGACCTCGCAGCCCCATTTGAGTTGTCCATCAATCGTTCCCGTCCAACCGGGCGAGAACGAAGGAATTGGACCGGCTTCAGACTCGTGAAACGCGGCGACAAACAAGGGTTGTTCCCTTAGTCCGTCGGCTAAATACGCCGTCACGTTATATACGTCTTGCAACAAAGGTTGCCAGGCGTACTTATACTGAAGCCAAAGAACAGCGGGATTGTTAGCAGGTTTCTTAGTAACTGAAACCGATAATGCTTTCGCAATACCAACAGCATCAAGTCGTCGTGCGGCCTTAAAGGCTTTAACGACAGTAGCAAATGTCTGAAGAATGAATTTGATCGTCTCGGGGGCTTCCCCCACAGTTTGACCAGCATTCCAATCAGACGCCGCAATAATCCCATTAACTCGGTCCTCAACACGAGAGACCAAAGAAGTGGGAGTAACTGGAGTGTGCGTTGCTAACGCACTACCCCAAACGCGGATAACGCTACCAAAAGGTTGACTTGAAGCACTAGTTCCGACTAATTTTCTTGTAGACCATTTAGTATGGTAAATAAGATCATAATCGTAGCTAGATCCTGTGCTAAAAAACGCCTGATAAGGCGTTGGATAGACATAAGCACCATTCGACAACGGAGTCGTCGAAGCTGCTTCGGAACGATGAGAAAGAGTACCTAAGTCGAGTGCATTAACTGTTTGGTTAAGCACCCAATTAGACCCTATGCGGATAAAGCGCTCTTGGAGCACGTTACCGCTGAAGTCATGGTTATCTCTTACCATCGATCTGTCCTTTCTGATTTAGTCAGAGAGAGCTGGAGTCCCTT